CTGCCGCTGCCTGGTCCTCCGCAGACATTTTCGCCCTGAGCTGTTTCTTATAGTTGGCGGCCTCCGTTGACGCTGTGTTCTTTTCGTTCTGAAGCTGAGCGTTTCTTGCTCTCTCTTCTGAAAGCTGAACCAGAAGTTCATCTACTGACGGCTGTTTGCTCTGTGGGTCTTGATCTCCACCGCTTCCATTAGCGTTTCCACCGTCTGCCGGATCTCCACCTTCAGCTCCGCCATCCGCAAAGAGCTGTAAATTCATCGGTACATTAAATGTTCCTCGTTCAAATTCTTGATTTCTTTTTCTCATATCAAACCTGCCTTTCCGCGATTTAAGCCTTCTCTGGCTATGTTTTGCTCTTTTACACATTTCTCTTGTGCCGGGTCTTACGCTTTCCCGGAAGCGTTCGCTCCGTTTAACGTCACTTCTCCTGACGTATTAAAAAACACCCGGTTTCCCGAATGCTGATTTTTAAATGTATTTAATTGTGCATCGGCAATTGACAATTTGATTGGCACTTGCCCCATATGATGTATCTTTAGGATAGTCCATAATGGAATCACCTACCAGGAACGGTTCTGTAATCGGTTTAATCGTCCCGCCTACTTTTCTGTGATCCGGTCTTTCGCGGTCATCCCTGATGTCTACCCATTTTTTTCTGGTTTTTCCTGCTGCTATCGCATCCACAAAATCTTGATGATTCAGCGATGTATTTGCTTCATTTTCAGCCAAATATTTAGCCCTGTCTGGAGATACGTAAAAAGGATCATCTGGATTATTCTGAACCGACTCGATTATTTGGTATGATATATTTTGAATATAGTTATCCATATATTCATCCAGCGTTACGAATCCGGATATCGCAGTGCGATATTGATATACAAATTGCGTCCTTGCAAGTTCATAATTTGTACCATCGTACTGCTGCACAGAAAACAGAATTGCCATAACTACTAGGAAGCACTCTTCCATTTTCTTTGCAAGTGCAATTCTTTTTTCTTTATCTTTCTCCGGCAGATCCATATCTCCAAAATATTCCTGGAAATCGACACTTCTCTTATTTTTTACATAGTTGTTAACCTCGTCGAAATTTCTGATCGCAAGCATAGGCATTCCTCACTATGTTTGAACTTTGTTTTGCTCCGTGTTCATTCCATCAAGAATCGGGCTATTCTCTGTCTGATCGGAATTATCCGCCGATATTCTGGTATCCGCAGGCTCTTCAGCTGGTTCAGAAGGAAGCGCTGATTTTTGGATTGCTTCAATCATCTCTTTGCTGTCAAGCCATACCTGCTCAGCGTCTGGGAAGATCTCCGCCTCTTTCAGTACATGCCGTCCATTTAATCCCTTCGCAAGCATTTGGGAAACAAAGTTCGCCTTGTTGACAAGATCGTAGTTTCTTCTTCTCGTAAAGTGGAAATCAATGTCCGTGCTGTGAAGCTGCCGAACTGGGCTGTCCATCGGAAGAATATCTTCCGGCACTTTATCCACAGCCGCAAGAATCAGCATCAGTTCTTCACGCTTGCCGCGTTCCGTCATCTGTTGCTCTTTCAAAGCGTCAAGCTCCGCAGCACTCCATCCAGAAGACATATCCGTCGCAACTCCGGTAGATCCGCCACCGGCGCTGTCATATTGAATAGGAACCTTGCAGTCCTGGAATATCTCGGACCTGGTGGACTGTATAGCATTCAGTGTGCTGGATCCGTCAAACGTACTGGATAACGGCTGTATTTTCGCAACCTTTCCATCATCACTGTATGTCAAGATCCACTGTCCGCTTCTCGGATGCTTGATCTCTCCTGTTTTTTCATCGCGTTGGAAGTTGACATTATCTCCCCACCAAATTTCCTGTGTTCTCTGGGCCACATCATTGGTAAAGTCAGAAATAAGAATGTTCAGTGCATCCATTCTTGATATCTGCCGTTCAAAGCAGCCGGTCCGATCAAATGATCTCTCATATTCAACGATTGGTATCCTGCCGAGAGGATTTTTTGAAACCGTGACCTTATCTCCGACAACTTCAAACCGTAACTTCGATGTAAAGCATGTATACTCGGTCTGATCTCCGTTTTCTGAGAATGTTACGCCTAGGACTTTCTTCCTTCCCGGTGCATTTCTGTAAACGCAGAACGCATATTGAGAATCCAGTGTATACAGCTCAAACAGAGCACCGTCTTCCCACTCAGACGTTTTCACATCAATCATCCGGTGACCAATTCCGCAGACCTCGATAGATTCCGCAAGGCATTGATCTTCGTATCCTATATTTGAGCCGTTCTTCAAGGCTTCATTTAATGCCGCAATACCCTTATCGTCCTTTTCTGGGTCTGTCTCATGGATTTCATTGTCCCCACGCTGAATCAGCATGATGGGGTTGCTCCAGTTGTATCCGACCTTAAATTCCTTAATGTCGTTAGCAATATTGCTGTGTACCCGGATGTCTATTTCTGGTCGAATCGTTTTTGTCCTTTGCAGGTCCTGCTTGCCTCGCTCGTACTCAATGAGGAATTGCATCTCTTTGACATTGAAATCGTGGATTGCTTTTGCATGATTCAGCACGTCCAGAATATTGTCCCGAGTTATTTCTTTTTCGTTTGTATAGATTCTCCGTCTTCCAAGTAAATTGTAATCTCTCACTGCATACCTTCTTTTGGGCATAAAAAAAGCACCTGGTTTTTATCCAGATGCTTAGATTTATATTTTGACAGGTTCATTATAACACACTCTGTTTTTCATTTATAGCTGACATTCTGTGGCATTTGGAGACATTTTAAATATTCTTCCTGGAATTTCTCTTTTCCCTGGGCGTATAAGCGGTAAATATGGCGCTCAGTGCGACCGGTCTCCTCTGATAACTGTTTTACAGTCTTATTAGAGATATCTATTCCGAAGAGTATGTCATAATACTTTTCATCAAGTCGTTCTAATATCTTTACCGAATTTTCACGCGCCTCCATATACTTCTGAATGCTTTCTTCCAACTTTTCTTCTTTGCTCTCTATCTTCACATACATAGTCCCCATCGGATCATTGTTTCTGGAAGTCTGCACTCTGCAAGTGTTCTGGCATGCCTTGATACTCCGAGACATCTCCTTGAGCTGATCAATCTCCATTCTCAGTCTCCGGGATTTTCTATAATAAAACTTTACTTCATCCAAATATGTCATTTCGTTTTCCATGAGCATTACCTCCTAGTATGGGCTGTCAACACATTCCGCCGTTTTCCGTTCCGGTACAGATACATATTCTGCCAGCATCGCCAAAGAATCGATTCCATCATCGTGCGGCATTTTTGCTTTTGTGGTATATGTCGTTACATTCCCCATAAATAACCCGTAGTCTGATTTCGGCTTGTAAAGCGCCGGCTCTAAGAACAGGCAGTGTTTCTTTATCCAATCAGAGTTCACGAGAATCTTGGTTTCCTTATTAGCCGTCGTGTATTTTGTCTCGATTATCGTGCGGCATTTACCCTTAATCATTTTTTCTATATTGTCTGCAATTCTTCCGCCGGCCTGGTTCGACTCGAAGCGTACCTTGTGCGGCTGATGCCGTATAAGAATATCAGCAGTCTTACGGTCTAGTGTTGCATAGTCCGTATTGTCATCGAAAACGACGTCCGGAATATAGAAATCCTCTCCAAACTGATATGCAATCGGCAGTGACTCATAGTCCGTACCTTTGTCTTTGGTATCACATACTCCCCAGATTGCATCCGGGTCCCTGCTCGGCATGATTGTGAATTCATTCTGTTTCTCCGGCACTTGATCCTTATTGAGATAAAATCTTCGAAGCTCATCCGGTGGGAGCAGCAATCCTTCTCTCTCGACCGGCTTTTGTTGAAACAGACAGTTGAATGAGATCTCGTCCATAGTCTCTTTCATATCTAAGAAATACTTAGTCGAGAAACCATTCACCGCGAACTGGAAGTTGCTCTCTCCATCCTCATTCAGCGCCGGGATTGCAATAAATCTTGCCCTCGGGTTCCCGGCATACAGCTGTTGAAGCTTTCCAATCGGATCGTGAACTGACCATCTCGTAGCAATATAGAATTCCTTGCATCCGTCCAACCGTCGGGACCGTAGGTCATTTGTTACCTTAGTCCATAGCGTTTCAAGTCTCGCTTTATTCAGCGCTTCTTCGATACCGGAAACAAGGTCATCAGCCGTTAGAAACCGATTACAACGTGTCGCACCTGTCAAGGATCCATCAATAGATCTGAACGTCCACGTTTTAAAACGACCATTTCTCTCCAGATTAACTGTCGTTTCTTTGGCATTGGTGCCTTGAATCTTTATAGTCGGAAACAATTCATGCCATGCATACTCAACCGGGTCGTTAATAATTTCCAAAACTCCATCATAAAGCGACCGAGTCAAAATACTACTATGCGCAGATGACAGGTTGAAGTCATTTGGAAACCATCCGCCCACTAGTGAGAGAAAGAAGTCCTCAAGAGTGGATTTTCCACAACCCGGCGGAACGCTTAGGCAGAAGATGTCCAACTCATCATCCATCATGTCTTGCAGTGATTGAATGATATTGTGTTTAAGGAATACTTCACGCCTCGGCTCATAGAATCTTTCTTTCGGTATTCTGTACCGTTCGAGATATAAAAGACCGCTGTCCACCTGTTGGTTCTTTGCTTCGAACATTAGAGCTTTATAATACATGTCGTTAAAAGCTCCGCTGCCCGTCTTCCCGGCCATATAATCCGCCATTTGGTGTGTGTATTTGCTGACTTTCATGGCGTATTTCTTTACCTGCTTATCATCAAAAGACAGATCTTTCTTCATATTCAGCAACAGATCTAAGCTGTCCTTTTGGTTCTGAAGCAACGTCATATCTGACTTCAGCAGGTTTCCAAATGTTTCCTTGTACCATTCAAAATTTTTCCGTCCCATAAAAAAAAGAGCCACACCTCCTTTATCGGAAGTCATGGCTCTCATATGGCACTCTTGACTTTACTTATTTAACCAATCATTCTCTAAATAACAGAATCCATAGACCGAAGCACCGATTAAAACCATCCACCCGATCCAGAATATCCAAGTTCCTGATGCCGTCATTCTTTTTACCGCCGTTTCAATATCCGAATCATCAAAAAACTTCGACTCATCAGATATGGTCCCATCTCGCAGATCCGTATAAATAGTCCCCACCGACTCAACTGGGGTTCCATAGTAATTAAACCTTACGCGAGAAGATTCTTTTATTGTATCTATATACTTTCCATCTGGAATTTGAATTTTCTTATAATCCATCTCAATTCCGAGAAATCTAATTCGGTCACTATGAATGCTTTCGCTCCCAACATGGTCCCATGTCCAATAAGTTTCCGTTCTAGTGTGCGTATTTCCTTTGCTATCAGTTGTTGTCACAGTTCTGGTGTGTGGATTATAATGCTCTTCATTTTTTTCTACATACAGATATTCTCCGCCAATCTCTGGATATGTTACCGGGCCTACCGCTTCCAAGGTTCCGTATACGAACGCATTTCCCACAGAGGTATCCATTCCATACTGAAACTGTTCGGAGTCAGTGATTTGCAATGCCGAATAATACTCGGAGTTTTTCTGTATTTGATAAGCATCAATCCTACCGACGATTACAAATCCTATAAGAATCATGATTGCGATAATCGTAACGCTTGCCAAAATCTCACGTTTGGTTATTTCCATAAGCTACCCTAAATATCTCCAATGAGTTGGTTCATAATAAACATACATACTGCCATCTGGTACAAACCATAATTTCCCTTGTCGGAAAAGTATTTGAACATTACGGTCGCCTGATCTATCGTGAATTTTCGTTTCCAAAGGCACATTTTCAGGTGGAGTTTGAAATTTCGTTGTCATCCATTCCATATGTTTCTCCTTCACTTATCAAATAAATTAGTCGGTGCGTCTACCGGAGCGCCATAATCAAGCCGCTCATACTCATGCATCTCATATCCGGTCCAACTAAGAAAAACTCTGGCTGGAAAACCCTTCACATATTGCTTGTACGCTCCGACCTGCTTGTTATATGCAGATCGATACTGGGCAATTAGATTTTCTGTTGTTGCCAATTCGGTCATCAACTGTTTGTAATTCTCATTACTCTTCAGTTCTGGATACGCCTCCGCGACCGCAGTGATTGCTGTGGTTACATTTTCGATGTCCGAGGTATTGCTTCGTCCATCAACAATTGCCTGTAGCACTTCCGCCTCGTGCTTATCATATTGCTTCACGGTGTCCACAAGGTTCGGCAGTAAGTCAATTCGGCGTTTTTCCTGCACCCGAATATCTGATTCAGCCGTTTCTACCGCCTGTTCCAATGTAATGGCTTTGTTCCTGCTGCTCTGAACCATAAACACTGCCGTAATCCCTAAAACAAGCACGCCTACCACCACAAGCACAACATTTTTCCAACTGTTTTTCATCGTATTCCTCCACTTTTTAATAATAATAATCGAGTGCCTTTCCAAATTTCCTCGATCAGCACTCGATTATAAACTCCTTCTTGCAGTTACTTCCCTTGCACTTATACGGCATATGCTGAATTTTCGTGTCTGGAAGAACCCGTACCGCTTTTTTGCCGCACCATGGGCAAACAGCCCACCGGCTCCCATCTGTGAACGTCTTCACATCAGCAACACCGTCAAATCTCTCTTCCGGTTGATTCATACAGCGTCGGAATGCATCAAACTCTATACTGTTTATTACCCGAGACATCTTCATTTCGATACTCCTTCATTGGAATTGCAGTAAATCAAGAGATGTTCTGCAACCTGACGCAATTTTTCTTTACTACGCATGTTAATTAATGTATCCCTTATTGCGTCGTGGCTGCCAGTGGCCTTATCTTTTCTTGCCGCCCTATCTAATGTCAATTTCCGAATCATTTCAATAATCCACACTGCAATTTTTATCGGCTCTTCTGGCATTGCGTCCTTAGGATCTACGATTTTCGCATTGTAAGGAACACACTTTAAATTCTCCCACATATTTCTGTCAAACATTTCAAGTGCTTCACCTGTTGTGTTCTTCTTTAGTTTTTCTAATTCTTTTAAAATTTCAATTTCTACCATTGATCCATACTTCCCTCCCTAAATTCAACCGTCACTCCGGTCTCCTCTTCGCACTGCTTAACCATGCCATCCACATCGCCATCATACGCCTGCCAGATCTTCTGAGATTCCAGAAATGCCCGGTTGATCCTTTCATACCCAAAGCCATATGTCCGATGCAGGGCAATCGCCATCGCCGCATAGATCTGTGGCGTTATCCGGTCTGCTGCCTTGTTGAGGTTGTCAACTTGATTCTTTTTCGCAAGTAACTTAACCGAATTTATCAGCCTGTTATTTTTTCCCATATTACCCCTTTATCTCTGTGAAAGTAGTCATATCGTAATTTTCTCTGATGTGATCCACACATTCCTGCATCCGCTCCTGAATATATTCGTCCTTCATGATATTCGGATGACTGTACCAGTCACAACTACCCTTCGCCCCGTTCTTTTTATACTTCTGATAGTCAAAGAACATAATAAATAATGGTATTCTCGTGAAATTCTTTGTCTTATATCTGAGCCACATGTTCCATATTTTGAGCATCTTCTATCCCCTCCCATTCCTCACATGTGTCATCTAAGCATGTAAAATCTGCCCGATGCTCAGAGTCTCCATCAAAACAAACTCCATTAAACGTTTCATACCATTTACATGTACTGCAATATTTTTTCATAATTCCGGTGTGCGGAGTCGAACCACCAAGCTTTACCTGTTAAAGCACCGGAGCCAAATCGTCAATTTAATTATAAAGAGAAGGAAAACAACCGGTCACGGCAAATAACCGGCCAAACCATGCGGCAGATTCGCTCTGCCTTAACAGCAAACAGCTACATGGTGAAAGGATGTCACATGAATCATGCTACACCGTGGACCATCAGGGACTTGAACCCCGGGCCGCCCCGTTATGAGCGGGGTGCTCTAACCAACTGAGCTAATGGTCCTGAGTAAAAGGGACAGCTTGCAGCCTATCCCTCATACTGTTGCAGTTCTTAACCACCAGCTGCAACAAAGGCTCTCTGCGTTTATCTGCCGACCGCAGGGATGAGGATGATGGGCCTCGAACCCACATTCTCACGATTAAAAGTCGTGCGCTTTTCCAATTAAGCTACATCCCCACAGGAACAGGCGATTAGGCCTGTTCAACTGTAATACTTGCGTATCTTTCTGAATTGATTGTATTATCCATTGCTTCAACCGGATCATATCCCAGATTCTGGAGGATCTGCTTGAATACTGTCACCGATTGTCCGCTCGCCAGCTGCACGCCTTTTCGCTTGCTGTCCGCATGGAATACATCGTGTCGACTGTTCACGTTCCAAAAGATAATATTAGGAATCTGATATCCAGCTTTACGGAATTTATTCTCCATCTTGTCATAGAATGACCATTCACGGTTTCCGCAACGGTCAATTTCCATATCAGAGATCACAATGATCGCTTTCGGCATATCTTGATGGGGAATATTGTTCTTTTCTGCAATTTTAAGGACCTTTTCAAATGCAGCCTCAAGATCTGTGTTCATCCCCCAATTGCTTCTACTTACATCGTAGATCTTCTGTTCAAGGGTGACTCCGCCTAACACAACCACTTGGGGATTTCCTGAAAATGTCATAAATAGATTATGGTACGCGCCAACGTTCCTCTCCGCAAAGTAAATAGCAAGCCCAATTGAAGTTGCCATAGGTCTGCCATACATTGAACCAGACACATCCGCCATTACTAAGGCGTTGGTTCCCTCCTCAACATAGTTTGGAAGTGCTTTCCATTGTGCTTCGAGAACCCTGCTATTTCGCCCATAAAGAACTTTCTCAACAATGTCATATGGAAATAAAGTTGAAGAATTGATTTTCTCCTCCCCTTTTTCAGCCTTATTGATGAATTCTCCGAATCTGTCAGCGTCATGCTTCATAAACGCATTTCGGTAAATCATCATCGCTCGGCTCGGGACTTCCGGGTATTTGATCTCGTCCCATTTTCCGGCAGACATGAGGCTCTCAACAATGCCGATCTGTTTTCTCATGTTGCGGACGATTCTCTTAAAATTATAAACTGGATATCCAAGCTTATGTGCGGTAAGAATCCCAAGTTTTCTTGTCGCAGAACTACTTGCGTCAGCGGTCTTGATCCACTTCGCCAGAAGCGAAATTGCCTTGCCATCATGAAGATTCTTGAGGTCTTCCTCAAACTGCTTCTTCATGGCAGCCCACATATCTTCCTCTAACGGAGTTCCTATGAGTTCATACAGATCATCATATCTTCCGAACACACCAATAAGGTCGAGATTCGGTCTGAGTGATTCTGGATATCTTTCTGCCATATATTTGAGAAGCGTTCTGAAGGTTTTTCTCTCTCCAAGGCCCTCTCGGATGTCTCTCGCATAGAAAACGATTTTAGTTGCAAAAATCTTATTCTGTGCATAGGCTTTTGCGAATAAGGCCTGGACTCGTTTTTCATCCGCCTGCCTTAACGCTCCAATAGTGCTGAACAGATCAAGTCTGGCATCACCTGTCGTATTCAACGCTACCGCTCCATTTTCTGTTCTTGTGAATTTTCCACTTTCTTTCATCGCTTCTGCAAAATTCATACATTTCCTCACTTTCCAGGACTCACATTTACGGAATTGAACCGTTTCACATTGCGTTTCAGAATGCATTGTTTTAACCATTGAGATTGCTGTAGGAGTCCCTATAATTTCATGACACTGATGGTGTTGCGATTACAATTCATACCCAATTATTTGCTGTAAGTGTCACATAATAGCGAGGGGTGGAATCGAACCACCGACAAACAACGGGTGCTTGAATGATTGCTGCTATGGTCACGACACATGACCACTTATTCAAAATTGCTGCTCTACCAACTGAGCTACCTCGCTAAAACTGGCATAGCCGGATTTGAACCGGCGACATCTTGCTTAACAGGCAAGCGTTCTAACCGCTGGACTATATGCCATCAAATTGCGGCGGGTGGGATTCGAACCCACGACCTCTGGAGAATGAGTCCAGCGAGCTGCCAACTGCTCTATCCCGCTTTGTGCGCATCCCGTTTTAATCACACATGTCTTCCCTTTTATCATCCAAGTTCCATAAGTATATTCGTGCACAAACATACTCCAATGCTCTCAAAACGGGCATTGTCAATCTCTCTGAGGCGTTGCGCGTACCTCAGTTCATCTGGGCGCTACCCAGCCTGCCTCGGAATGGAAGGATTCGAACCCCCGTCCACTCGGGATCTGTCCCGAATACTCTCGCCTACGAGCTACATTCCGATAATGTCCCGGACAAACCGGGGCATCGTACGTAAGAAAAGGAGTCTAAAAACATGTCCACCATAGTGAATGGCGGGATACCGAGGAATGGAATAGAACCATTGCCCTGTCAGCTGTATTATCGCGCGCTTCTGACCGCTCTACCTCTGAGCTACCTCGATTTAACCGGCCGATGCCGGTTAGCAATAGTTTTGTTCGTGCTATGCCCTGCACTATGCGGTTTTTAAGGATCATATCGTTTTACCGCCAATCTACACGCCGCTCTTTTGCCCTCAAGCAGTAGTCGGGATTACATGGGCGAGGATTTGCACCTCGCTGCTGAAGGGGAAACAGCCCGACCTATTTGTCGCCATGTAAATGGGGTTACATTATGGTAAAGAAAAGACGTGGCGGTCTTCCCGCCAATGCCACCCGAAGTTTCTGACGCTTCTTTAATCAGCTCTCGCTAGGTGGCGGAGGCTCTAATCGCATGATATTAGAAGCCGACTAGGCTACCGGGAATCGAACCCGGGATACAGGAGTCAAAGTCCCGTGCCTTGCCGCTTGGCTATAGCCCAAAATTTATACAGGAATCGTCCGTATGCTTTTTACAAACGCCTTGGGGATCATTATATAAGATTCCGAGGCCCCATCAATGCAAAAAGTATCAGCGGACTTATCGAAGGTATATCCAAACAGTGTTTCAATATCTTCTGTGGTCCCGTCTATATACTCAACATGTACCATGGTGTCAATCTACCTCCCCAGATTGCTATCAGCACTAATGCATATGTGCATTCCATGAACCAGAAGAAAAACAGTGACGCTTTATTGTCTGTGAAATCTGCGGTTCGCATATAACAGAAAATTATCACCATGAATGCGATAACAAACACGGTTGCTGTGATTCTAATTGCTTCCATTCTCGTCTCCTACAACTCGATTTGTGATGCGCTCAGCGATTTCTTGAACTGATAAATCGACTCCATCCGGGATCTCATACAGCGCAGAAGCAACGCTACCGCAAAACGCCTCCCGGATGAGCTTGTCAGACTTTAATATCTCACTCAGATCTGCGATCTTATCTTTGTTGCTCTTTGGGACAGAATCCATCGTGATCAGTTCCGAATACGGAAGAGTTTCGATCCACTCCCGGAACTGCTGCCACTCGTCAAGCTTATGTCCTGCACGCGCATGATAGATGTTCCGCAGCACCGCATAATTCAGCATGACTGTTCGCTTCTGATTGTAACTGGACGGAAGGAGCTGGATCATCTGCCACCAAATATCTTTCTTACTCGGACACCCTTTAATCTCGAAATCGTCCGGGTTGTATTCGATATATAATTCTCGATAATCATTTAATGCCTTTATTATTTCTTCCAGCAGTGCTTTGGTGCGGATATCGAGATGCTCGCAACTGAAATCATCAAGAGTGAACTCCTGAGCCTGGATTTTATGCATCGTACTACAGCTGTTCGCGACCGTACCAACCTTATACGTGTCAAATTCTTTCCACCAATACAATGGTGCTGTGATATCGACCATGACCGGAAGAAAACGCATGAACTTTGAATGATCCGTCCCTGCCTTAATCAGACGTTTCATGAGATCCAGATCATTCTCACCGATTCTCATATGCCCCGGCCAGAACTGGCTATCGCTCTTCCCCCAACTGTTCTTTGGATTCCGGGTGCCGCGGATTGTCGCTTTCCACTGTTCTGGTGACGGTGTGACGGTATTTTCAAGTTTAATCATGTTAATTACCTTCCTTGCCTGCGGCATATGATTTCAGGCCAAAAATGATAGTGTCTAAAATCAGCGATGCAATAATCATTGCTTTGCACCAACTCGGAAATTGAAGTTGGCAAAGCATATATAAAACAATGGCTTTCGTAAGCATTTAACATTCAACTCCCTTAGCATACTTCAGTTTATCTTCCTCTCGGACGAGTTCACAATATTTCCAGCGGGAAGTAGATTGCCCGTTTCCATAAGCTGTCCAACTGGTCATTCCAGCTTCAAAAGTTACATACGGATCCTTCCCTTTGAAATAACCGCAAAAATATCTTCTATGAAATAAATCAGCCGTGTTGTTTCGAACAAATACAGGTGTGTCCACCGGAACATTTTCCCAATCAATCCCTGGCTCCTTGTATTCAGAATCGAGCCAATCCTTAAAAGCAGTACGACAGTTGACTGTTTTGTAAAATTTGCAGTCAAAACATGATATGTCTCTACACCCGCAAATCTTTCCATCTGCTGTAATAGCTAATGTTGTGTGCTCCAATGCGAGATCCATAATTTCTTTTGCAAATTTCTCCCGATTAATCATTGCAACCATCCTTTCTGCCATATTGCTCATTTCTTCCATTCACGAAATATAAGTGGCGCCGAAATCATCTATTGGCGATGTTTCAATCATTCCATCTTTTGGTCCAATAGTCCTGACCGAATTTATAGGCTGCCAGTATCTCTCGCATTCCGTAATTGTGTTGATATGGTGGTCGTAATTCTCATTGTAGCCATCGGTACATGTCAGCTCTCCGGTACATCTCATGCAGTATTCACATTCCTTGCATTTTTCCATGGTCATTCCCTCACGATCTTGCACTTGAGTATTCTCTCGGCTTCCTCGATGGAAATCTCCGGGCGAGGTTTCTTAATAACCTTTATGTCAATATTGCCGAACTGCCTGATGACTCCATCGGAAAGTTTTATATGCCCGACCATAGCATCAAAACATCTCAGAGGCAGTGGGTCAAATGGAAGCTTGCTTCCTTTAAGTTCAAGTGTACCATTGTTACACAGCTCCACGTCGGAAATGTTGAGTTTACGTATCTGGTTAGGTTCGTCTAGTGTAGCATCAATGTCCATGAAAAAGGCATTACCCCTTTTGTTTATCTTTATGTCATCGATTTGGAAATTACTTCTTTGTGCCATAGATTTGACTCCTGTTATTTTGGGGACGATTTGGGGAAGGGGCTTTTTTATTTTTGGGGAATTTTGGGGAGCAACCCCGCCCTAACCCTGTGCGCCTTCCAGACCCCTACCCGGCAGCCATCACGCCACCAGATCCGGGAACCCTGGAAGGGAACCGCTAAGCCATCACCAAA